GTTTGTTCGCATGATCCCTCTGATCTAGGTGGGGATGCTAAAGGTGTGGCTTATCGACACGGGACCATTGTTGAAGACGTCGATGAACGCGTGATCGGTGATGTCAATGACGGCTGTGATTGGGCTACTGACTATGCGATCCAACACGATGTTGACATGTTTGTATACGATGAGGATGGCTTAGGTGCCGGGTTAAGGCGACAAGTCAACTCTGCATTGAATGGTAAGGGTATCAGGGTAGAAGGATTCAAAGGCTCTCAGGGTGTCGATAATCCCACTCAACCTTACCAGGCTGCAGACGAGTATGCAGATGAATCTAAGGTCAGGTCCAATGAAGAGACGTTCAGGAATAAGCGCAGCCAAAAGTACATCGATTTAAGAGATAGATTCTATTTAACTTACAGATGTATTGTTCACGGTGACTATAACAATCCAGATGACATGATCAGTCTATCGTCAAACATCAAGAATATTGCTAAACTACGCTCTGAAATATGCCGGATACCTACTAAACCTAATGGCGCAGGATTCATTCAGATCATGACAAAAATTGAGATGAAGAGTAAACACAAGATCAAGTCCCCTAATCTATCGGACTCGGTTTATATGTTATGGGGTGTAGATCCGAAGGTTAAGAAAGCGGTACCACAGAAGATGAACTTTAGGAGAGCTGTGTGAATAAGTTTTTAGATCATGAAGGTTTCCGCAAAATGTGCGCTTCTATGGCAAGATCATGGAATATAATCGTATCTAACGAGCGAATGGTCGAAAATGCAGAATTGACGCTTGGCTGCAGCCCGCATTCCCTCGTTGAAAGTGTCGAAACTCACGGGGATATACAATCGTTACGCCCCTTAGTTACAGGTCTTGAGGATGCTGTTATTGAGAATTACCCACCAACTGATCGCAATGGCATGCATTTGATTTCGGAGGATACCGATAACTTCCCTTTTGCAAGAACGGTGAACCATGAAGCTCATTGACCTCAAACCCGCAGACATCGCCCTATTCAAAGACGTGGCTGAGATTGGATACGACAACATGACACATGAAGACAGGGTAAGAATCGAGAAGGTGAGCAATGCCTTGGCTAACTCCGGTGTTGATGCGTCAGACTGCAGGGATTATGTGGATCAGTATCAAATGGAAGAGTCTGCATGATGCGCATTTTAATGTTTTTTTATTTCCATTTGATTTTAAAGCCTTTGATTAAGCGTAACTATAAGCTTAGAGCCAAAGGAATATTGCCTGATGAGTGGTATTGGGCTGATCTGTTGGCTGTTGAGCACGGATATTATGTTAAGGGCTAATCAGGAATGAGCGAGCAAGACATAGAACCAACCAATGACTTTCGCAAGATCGAGGCAGCGCCTAAAGAAAATAATGACGGTCCTGACGTTCACGAAGAGGCATTGATTCGGTTTAAGCAGATAGTTTCCAGGGAAGAAGAGTCAAGGATTCTTGGTGTCGAAGATTTGATCTTTGTTGACGAGGAAGGCGGGATGCACGAGGAAGGCACTGGCTTTCTAAGTGGGGATATTCGTGATACGAGCAATATTGGCTCTGAACCTCCTGCGCCTCGCTATCAGATAGATAGAATCTCTCCCGTCATCGAGGAAGCAGTATCAGATCAACGTGAATCACAAATAAACATCATGGTCCGCGCTACTGGCGAAGTAACGACAGGGCTTAATGATACTTTCAACGGGTTGATTAAGAATATTGAAGTTGTCTCAGACGCCCCCGATGCTTATGACAATGCATATGACGAATGTCAGAAGTCTGGTTATGGCGGCTGGCAGATCGTCACTGAGTACGTTGAGGATTCTTTTGAGAACGACATCAAGATCGAACCTATTCTCAATGCGACTCAGTCCCTTTTCTTCGGTCCCGCTAAGAAGGCGACAAAGGAAGATGCGCTTTATGCTTTCCACATCTGGGATATGGATATGGATGAATTCAAAATCCAGTATCCGAATGCTGAACGTACTGACTGGCCGCAAGAAATTATCACAGGCCTCAATCAATCTTGGTTTAATTCCCGAGATAATTTGATTCGTATCGCTGCATATTGGCGTAAGAAACCGATTAAAAAAGAAATCATACAGTTGAATACTGGGCAAGTAATTGATGTTGAAGACCTGGAGGCTGCTTTACAACAACCGGGGGTTGAGATTGACGTAGACTCCAGCGGAAAGGAAATGCGTAGGAAGCAAGACGCCTATCAAGTTGAGCGGTTTATCATGAATGGCAATGAGCTCCTCAAAGGACCGCAGAAATGGGCAGGTAAGTTCATTCCTCTGATTCCCGAGTATGGTATTCGATCAGTGATTAATGGTCGCGAGATCATTCGAGGTAAAGTACGGAAGGGCAAGGATGCGCAACGCCTTTATGACTATACAGTCTCAGCCATTATTGCAGCTACAGCGAAAACCCCACTTGATTTTAGTTGGATTACGCCAGCGCAGGCTGAAGGGTTTATAGAGGATTATGACAACGCCAATATAGACATGCCTAACTTCTTATATTTTAATCCTGACCCAGACTCTCCTGGCCCTCCTGTTAAATCTCCAGGACCCACTATACAACAAGCTTTAATCGACCAGCGAGCCCAGGCCAAAGAGGATATATCTGCTTCTATTGGCGCCGGTGTTGGTGGTGTTCAAGATGGCACCTCGGCTGACCCGCGATCTGGTGAAGCGATTCGAGAAGGTAATGTAAACCGGGAGAAAGGTAATTCAATTTACTTCACCAATCATATTAGGGCTGTTGCTTATACGGGTGTTCAGTTAACTGATTTAATCTCCAAGTTATGGACGGCTCGCAGACAGAGAAGAATTATTAAGCCGGATGGTACAGAGGAAATGGTCGAGGTTAACCGGACCATGAATACTCAGGAAGGTGAGGTGATAGTAAACGATCTATCCCAATCTGCCTTTGATGTGATTGTAGATGTCGGTCCAGCTTACGCTTCACAACGTCAACAAGGTGCCGACCAGCTGACTAAGTTAGCGACAGAGAATCCAGCCTTTGCTCAGAACACAGCTGATTTGATTGCTGACAACCTTGATATCCCAGGTTCTAGAGAGCTATCCAAACGATTGAGACGTGCTGGCATCCTTGGCGGTACGATTGAGCCGACTGATGAAGAGAGAGAAGAATTCCAGCTTGACCAAAGAGCGCAGATTGCCCAAGAGCTTGAGCCTCAGATTAGAGAGCAGGTTACAAACGAAGCGAACATCAGATTACTGGATGCCAATACCAATCAACTGAATGCCCAAGCAAGCAAGTCTAATGCCGGTGTAGCAGAGGCGGAAGCTAAAGCGGGTCTGACAGCTGCCGAGATCGAGAAGACGCTAGCAGAACACAGCAAGATCATGCAAGAATCTAATAACGCTGCATTTGATGGCATGAAAAAGCATTTAGAAAATATTCAGAAAATGTTCGAATTGGGAATTCCGCCAAGTATTCGTGAACATGACCAACGAATACAACAAAGTGACATTATTGACCAAGAGCAACAAGAGGTTAATCCCGGACCGAATAGCGAACAGTCAGAAGAATTTGGCTTAGACGCCACATAGTAGTAATATTAACCAACTCAAACCGAAAGGTAACAAATGAGCGAAGCACACACTGAAGATGTAGGAGCAGAACCTACAGATGAGAATTCTACCGCGTCATCTGCGGAGCACGAGACAGAGGATTTAACCCAAGAACAAGGTCAAGAGACTGAAGTCAAGGAAGAAGATCCGAATGTCATATTAACGCGGAACACACAGAAGAGGTTTAACGAACTTACCGAGAAGAACAGGAATCTAGAGGCTAAAATCAGTCAGCTTGAGAAAACAAAGCCGATTAATTATCAAGATCCTGGCGCACCTAAGATTGAAGATTTTGATGATGATATTGATTTCGCTAGGGCTGATGCAACCTATCAGGCCACTAAAGCGGTAATTAGTACCCTGAATCAGGATCGGCAGGCACAAGAGCAACAGCAGGTTGTGGCAAACACCCAGCACCAGCTCGACACCTACACTCAAAGGGTTGCTAGTTTCAAAACGGATACGCCTGATTTCGAATCTGTCATTAACGGTAGTAGGTTACAAACTCAAGATGCGATGGGTAATTTAACGCCTGCAACGGAAGCGATATTACAAGCGGATAACGGTCCTAAAGTGGCTTATCATCTCGCTTCTAATCCTGATGTTGCGATGCAATTGAATGGAATGAATCCTATTCAAGCTGCGATGGCAGTTGCTCATTTATCTACAGAACTCTCTGTTGGTCCCGCACCAAAAAACGAGCTCCACGATCCTATAGGAAGTGAGGATACGGGCGCGGGATTGGCTGCAACGGATGACGGATTAACCCATATAGGGAAAGCCACGTTCGAATAGGTCGGTCCTCAGATGAGGATGTTTAAATGCCTAACAATAATTTTGACTCGAACATTACGCGGAAACTCGCCCGCATATTTCTTGATAAGTTCGAAACCAAGCGAGTATTAAGTAAATCGGTTAACACACAGTTACTGCAGGGTCGGTTTGACCCTTCCAGCGGTACGATTGTTGACTTCAAAAGACCGACTGATTACAAGTCAAAGCGTACAGCAGACGGTGACGTTTCTGCTCTTGCGCCTAGTGCCATCATTACCGGTAAAGCCTCCGGTGTGGTTCAGGATTACTTTACTGTTGACGTTGAATTTGCGGCAGTGGATGAAGCCCTGAAGATGGATCAGTTAGATCAGTTGCTAGAACCTATGGCGACTCGACTTGTCACTGACTTGGAGATTGATTGGGCTGATTTCATGTTGAAGAACGGCGGCTTGTCTTTCGGTGATCCAGATACCGCAGTAACTACCTGGCAACAAGTGGCTGATACCGGGGCATTGATGATGTCTCTCGGCATTCCTGCCGATGGTACTTGGAACTATGTTATGAATCCGTTCACCCAGGCTAAGTTAGCTGACACGATCCGTAGCCAAGGATCTGGCGGTGTTTCTGGTGAGGACATTAGAACGGCGCTTCAAAAAGCAGAACTGACTGATAACTTCGCTGGTATGCGTGTTTTGTCGGCTTCTACGCTTCAGTCATTAACGACTAATGCGATCTCTGATAGAGCAGGTACTTTGGTTTCTGCACCCGATGCGACTTATGTCACACACAAAGACACGATGATTCAATCATTGTCCGTGACTGCGTTTACTGCCTCTCTGGTTGTTAAAGCAGGCGAGCAGATTGAGATTACTGGTCGCAACCAGATCAACATCTCCACTAAGCAGGATTTCCTGACGAATGCTGGCGCTCAGTTGAAATGGCGCGGCACGGTTACTGCTGATGTAACGTTGGATGGTTCCGGTGCGGGTATATTGCTGGTTGCTGGTCCTGCGATCTTCGAAGCAGAT